AAAGGATGGGGTAGTTCACCACAGCGTTGAGCTTACCATCCTCCAACGGTCCAGAGCGACGACCCATCACAGGGTCTTCCATGTAACCCTGCCGTTCGTACATCTTCATCATCTTATCCCACGCCTGTACCCACTCAGGCTCCGACTTCATCCACGCATCGTGCATCATGCGAATCTCGCGAAGAGAGATGTTCACGTAGGGTAAGTTGCCCCCATCCGTTTCTGTACTGGTGATCACGCGCCATACAGTAGTGGGGTTAGCCCCGTAGATGCTGGCGTACCGAAGTGTCTTGGCCATCTGCCGCATTGCATTTGCAGTGCCGCCTTGAGGCTTACGGTAGAGATTGAAACCGTCAGGCCCCCAACCATCAGCGTTCTTGTACTTGTCGCCAAAGGCAGAGTACGCCAATGTCGAGTGCGGGTCCTTCCCTTCACTAAAGCATTCCAGCAGCAGAGGGATCTTCCAGTAGCTGGCAGTGATACGCAGGTGCGCCTGGTCCAAGTCAGCTCCGAGTAGATAATGTCCAGGCTCTGCAGCGAAGATGGTTTTGATGCGGCCTTGCCCCTTGTTGGACCCGATGGTCTGTAGGTTCTGCTTACTACATGAGAGTCTGCCTACACTGGTGGTGTGTGCGCTCCATGTACTACGTGTGCGCCCGTCTTCCCATACCAAACCTTTCTTGGGGTCTAAGCTCCGCAACTGCATAGGTCGAAGCATCGCCCCGAGAATCTTGTTCTTCTCTCGTCGATACAATCGAAGTTCCTTAAGAAACGCCATCTGTTCATCGTTAAGCAAACCACTTGCCATGTGTGCTCGAATCACTGGATCGCCAGTGCCTGGTTGACCTGACTCTGTATAGAACTCTCTTGCGTCCATTGCAGGGGGAATACTCAGGCCCCAGTTGTTGTAGAGCATGTCACGTATCTGTGCAGCGGATCCTGGGTTGATTTCGTCTGCAGCATTCTCTAAGTCGAACCCTTTGACGTTTAACGTGCGTGCCAGGTTCTTCAGGTTGGCTTCACGCTTACGCACGCTGATCTCATACTCTGCTTCCAATGAACGGCGTTGCTCTTGGTCGATGTAGATACCGAGCTTGTGCATCTCTACGCACATGTGCTGTGTTTCGTGGTCAACTTCAAACAGATTCCAAGGTTTGTTGGCTGGCCATGACGAGGGTTTCAAGTCCTCTGACAAAGGACGAAACGCGCCCGATTCAGCAGCGGCATCGATAAGCGGGGCCACGATTCGCGCACTAACAGCAGTATCCACAAGGTTATACGACAACAGCTCGTCATCATTGGTACTACCCGTCGCAATGCTATCGCCCTTCTCTGTGGTCTCCCAGCGCTCCACATCCAGCAGAATCGAGCCGATAGTCTTCAAGCCTTTGGGCAAGTCAGGTGCGCGAAACCGTGCAGCGAACAGCGTATCAATCAGTGGCTCAGGGGTGACACCCAAGTGGTGCTCGATGACCATGCGATCGTAAGACCCGGCGTTGTGCCCGACCCAAGTGCGACCATCGGTAAAGGCGCGAGCCAGTATGGCTTTGATGGCTTGCTCATCTTCGGGCGTGTAGAACTTGGTGTGCCCATCGGCAGATAGCAGACTGACACCCACACCACGAGACACTTGCGCAGTCTCTGCCAGTGTGCGGGCCACGCGCCCATCTTCTCTCAAGTCGGGAATCGAGATAGCCACTGTACGCAATGCACAGGTCATGGGTTCGATGCCATCTGTTTCAACGTCGTATGCCCAGAAGGGCGCAGGTTGGCTCAACCATTCCTCAAGCTCCGATGGTGTGGGGCGCCAAAGGTTTTCAGGTTCGGACCAGTTCAGTGCATCGCTAAACCACCGGAAGGCTTTACCGATGTCACTGTGCAACACAGGACGCCACGAAGGTGCACGCAGACTAAAGGCTGGATGTACCGTGGGCATCACCCGATAAGCAGTTTCTTCTTCTTTGTTTGTGACGCGCCATTCGCTGGTGACACGCAACGGACCACCTCGCGAGTTGAGAATACTGCCGCCCACACCGGTCAGTGCTTGTGTTGCCGTCTTGCCCAGCGTCAGAATGTTTGGGTACCGTGCGGCCATCTGCTTCAGTCGTGGAGCGCAACACACTTGGGGGTGGAGTACCGGGTCTTCACCTTTGCGCATGCGCTTCTTGTTGATGGCATCAATGCTCTTGTCGAGCCGCTTCCATGCACCGGATGCTTCACCCGGAGGTTTACAAGCGACGACATTGTCGAGGTCCACGTCAGTACGTTTGAGCTTGTTAAACGCAAGTGCGTGGTTCCATTCGCTGCCAGAACGTCCAACCAATGGGCGCCCCCGTACAGCCTCTTCAGGGCCAGGACTTTCTACCACAGCCAAAACAGAACAGCCTGTGTGAATCTCAGGACCCACTGGCTCCCAATCGCCATCGCGCAGTTCACCGTTCGGACCCAAGGGGCAGATGCTGCATTTGGCGCCAAGGCTTTGCGGATCGAAACGTTTGCTCATATACCCTCCAGAAAAAAGGGTCACCAATACCGGACCTCTTGGCATTGGTGACCCTGGCCAATAAGGCCTACGAGTGCTTAACTCACAACGCCTTGTGCCAAGGAGGGTGCAGGCGGCAAGTTCGATGTGATCGTGGGAGCACCCGCACCGTTCCCGGCCACGTTAGCTGTCCCGATTCCCGCAGTGTTTTGTGGAAGACCACCAACACCAGCAGTTGTCGTGTTGCCCAGAGTGGGGGTATCGCCAGAAGCCTTCAGGGCCTCGAACGCACTCTTGGTCAACCAGTTCTTGATGGTGTTGTAGGATCCGTCAACACCCTTCTGTCCAGGAACAAACTCAACGAAGCCCTTACGGTTGCTTGTCGAGGTCAGGAACCATTCGTCACTGATGGTACCACCACTAAGCTCTGCTTCGGTGTAACCAAGAGAGTTCAGAATGGTTTTGATTCCAGCAAGGTAACCCTTGGTCTGGTTCTCAGTGAGACCTGCAATAGCGTTACCATTAGCATCGAAACCAACGTTCATGAAAGTGAACATGGTGAAGCCGTTGTCGAACTGGACGTGCACACGACGAGTGGTGGGCTTGTCAGTCGACTTCATCTCGACTTCAGTGATGCTTACAGCGTAGTAGCCTGCAGCAGGTGCGGCTGCACCGATACCATTGAAGTTGTTGCCGGGGATTTGAAATGTAGCCATGGTTGGCTCCTTCTTTTGTTTGTTGTTCATTGCAATGGACTAAATGTCCGAGGTCCAAACGGGTCATCCGTCAGGAGATGGGTGGTGGAGGGGGAAGATTGTTTGTGTCCCGAGCCCCAGGCTCTTCCACCTCCACCGAAAAATCAAATAAGCTCTTGCTGCGTTGCTTGCGAAGCACACCGCGTGCGACTCCGTCTTGACATGCCCACCGCAGATGCAATGGGTTTGCCTCATTCGCTGTGCTTGCAACTTTCGTGATGGCTTCCTTGGCTTTGTTGCCTTCCATCATGTGCTGTGCAATGGCTTCAGCGATGTCGTCTTGCCATTCCAACCCACCGATACGGCTGAGTTGGTAACCAGAGTTGCTGGCCCGTAGAATCTCGCGCAGGTTGCCAGGAGTCTTGCGGCTGCAGACGCCGAGGCGATCACCGGTAATCCACTCGGGGTCAGTCGGGTCACAGTAGTACACGCCAGGGAACCATGGGTCAGGGTACGTCGAGTCCACCATGGCACGAACGTTCAGGTCACACCAAGACGGAATGGTTTGTACTTGGTTACGACTGGGAACCTCTGGGCCACCAGGGCACAGCAGTCCGTCTGCATTGGTACCGGGCATGCGCTCGTGAAAGGTCATGGCCATGTGTACGCCAAGGTGACGTGCCAAACCAGAGATGTGAAGCAGGTGCTTGTTGAGCATCTGGTAAGGCAGGAACTTGTTCCGGCCAGCCTGCTTTTCCCATTCGAGCATGCTGCGCTTACACAGATGACTCGCATCATCGATAACGATGGCGCCGTACTGTTGCGCTTGGGCAGGGTTGTAAGCGAAAGTCTCCAACAGTTGCACCAACTGCACCAACGTTTGTGGTGGCTCTGGGTGTACTGCAGGTGTGAAGCCCAGTTCGTTCTGTGCTACCAGCGTCAAAGCACTGGGTACACCAACGAACAAAGCGTTTGGAAATGCTGCCAGCATGTCGCTGGTTTTCTTCTTTTTTGGTTGACCGTAGACGGTCACCATCACCGCTGGCAAAGTATCTGCCATGTTTCCCTCCTGATGATGTATCGAGCCTATGAGACCTAAACCGCATCGTCAAGTTATTTTTTTCAACGAGATACGATTTTGCTACTAAAAAGTTCCGGCCTCTCCGTAAAAACAC